CCGTCTTTTGTTTTTAATACATCATGATAGCCTAGCTTTACTGTTTTAGCTGTAGTGATTGTATATGTTGCTGTTACACCCTCTTTTTCCGCCACCCTGGCAGACATAGAGGTATCTCGGACTATTGCCGCCTGTATTTTAGCGCCCTCGACCCACTCGGTGATAAATCCACCCTCGCCGTCAGAAGTACGCTTTTTATCCATGAGTATGCAATCCTGTAAAAATTCATTGATTAAACTCATGCCATTTTCCTCCATGGGTTCAGGCGTGCTCTAAAGGCATCCTGCCACGTGTAAGCCTCGCCTTTAGAATTTGTTGCTCTGCTGTACGAATAGCCGCCAAATGACTCCGACTGATACGCCCCTAAATTACCATTCTTCGCCTGCCACTCGCTGATTTCGTCCACCAGTGATAAAAACGGTTTAGGGATAGCCAGTGGAACCACTACGCCGTCAAACGTC